CATGAAGCCTATTTCCGATTGGTTGAAGTACTACGAATCCTACTGGTTTGTGATTTATAATTCCCATAAACAACATAGAACGTTGTTCATAGCAATCGCAATATACGTCCTCTGGTATATACTCGGTATGACCTTTAGACCTGACTATTTCTAATCCGTGTCTAATGTATTCCCAATGTTGACGTAATTGATCTTTAGGTATATAATGTAATATCATCCTACTATTATATAACGATAAGTTCTATTTGACACAGTATTTGCAGGGTGAGTTATAGTTGCACTACCTTTAGTTTGTGCACTCACATAAGTTCCAGTAAATAAGTTAGTCGTATATGAATTAGAACTTAAGTACTGTAATGTAGCTATAGCACTAGGTGTTGCAGGTCTAGTAGGACTTGTTTGTGCTGGCAATTGCTCAATAGTTACTTGAGTTGATGTAGTAGCCCACATAATTTGTACATAGTCATTTTTAGCTAATTCTAGATAAAAATTTAGTGCAGCAATAAGATGTCCATTTGTGCCACCATGACTATTTGGCACAGAAAATTTACTATTAGAGTTTGCAATATCTGTACCATTTTTTCTAAACCAAATATCTACATCTTGTATTTGTGTGTCTGTATTAGCAAATTGAATACTAAATTGTAAGTTATAAAGTCCAGAATAATTTACATTTAATCTTGAACTATTACTTAATGATGCACCTAAAGCATAATCAGTAGTATTAAAAGTTACAGCATATGCTGTTGTTGTACTTGCTGCTGATTGATCTGTGCTATCTTGTACTGCTAAATATGGATAGTAGTCTGTAGCAGCAACCATAGTAACTGGTTCTATTAAGATAACAGACTCATAACCTATACGTTCATTATAGATTGTGGTTGTTGTAGCTCCACCTGTAGCTAAAGTAAATTCACCTGTATTATTAGATTTTCCCTCTACAAGATTATTGACCACCTCTGATATTTCACGAGGTTGACCTCCCATAGGAGGCAGTTTGCGATACATATCACGCATTATCTTCCACCTTGAGGCTTAAAGTCTACATCCATTCCTATAGCATAAATCCAACTTCCTGTTGGAGTTAAAGTAATTCTATGATAACGACCAGCACTTCTTACAGAGCATCTACCTTCAGATGATGCAGCTACTGTAGAACCATATGTAATAGTGTCATCTAATTCACGTCTAGAAGCCACAGCAACGCTTGCAGAGCCATTTTCTAGTTGAGGTCTAATTAAGGTAACAATTGAATTATATCCAGCCTCTATATCACCTGTAGTAAGTGTGCCAGTAGCATTTGTACCTGTAAATGTAATAATCTTATTGTCACGAACACCAGCAAATAGTAATTTACCACCTACCCATAGTCTTGAATCTAAAGATGTTGTAAGATCATCTAATAATCCAAAAGCATCTAGATCTTCTAAAGTAACACCAGAAGTAGTGACAGATGACACATAGTCTACGTCTGTAGCAGCTTTAGACCATTTATCTGTTTGCCAATTATATATCAGTAATGAACGACCACCAGAAACGTTAGGAAAGTTCCATACTACAATGTTTCTTACTGGATCAACTGCTGTACTGCAAGTATTAATTTGACCTAAATCACAGTTTGCAAAAAACCATTTGTCTATCTTTTCTGTGCCAATACCTTTTAGATTTATACCATCACAAGAATAGAAACCATCATCTGATAAGAAGTATGTAGTTTGACCATACTGTGCTACTGTAGATCCATCTGTACATCCTAGACCACGAGAGATAGTGTCAAATTGGAAGAATAATGGTGATCCAATATATGACATACGAATCACACCACGTTCTAGTAATACTAAACCAAACTCGCCACCTGTTATCCCTTGTATATTACCACCATCGCTGATTATTTGATAATCACTTTGTGAAGCACCACCAGATGTCCAGTCAGTTTCATCATTAATATCTGACCATTGTACTTTATTAGGTGCACCACTAATATTAGCAGCCACCACAAAGTCACGAACTACTGTGATGTATTTACAAATAGGTGCTGAAGCATTAACATCTGCAAATGCAGTAGAACTGTTTACAGTCCATGCTTGAATCTTTTCAGCATTGTTAGCAGCTAATAATACGTCACCAAACTGTGCAAAACTCCAACGATCTGAACCACTATAGCCACCAACTTTAGATACGTCTGATAAATTTTTAGTAGCTGTGTTAAATTTAAATAGTTTAGTAGCACCACCTGCAAATAGCTGTGTTACTGTACTAAATTTACCAGCATAAACGTTATTAAGGTTTTCACTAGCAGCATTAGAATAATCTACAGCATTTGGGAATGGACTGTATCCTTGTACTAATGGCACAACGTTACTTACGTCAACTAACGCACCACTTATGGATGGTTGGTCTGGTAACCATTCTGCAAAATTTATTCGTTGGGTAGCCATGTATTAGAACTTCCTGTTATGTCTGTCCATGTTTCAGAACCAGTTGTTATATTTGTCCATACTTCAGAGCCAGCAGCAATATTGCTCCACTCTTCACCTAATCTTCTTCCTAATGCTGTCACTGTAGCATTAGCTGTAATTGCACCTTTACCTGCCCATATAGCGTTAGGACTTGATACCACAATAGCGTTAGCATTAACGCTTGCATTTCCTTCATACAATACACCACCATTAGCAGTCACTGTAGCAGTAGCACTTATAGGTGCAACAGATGTTCTATATCGTATAGCGTCAGCTGTTACTGTAGCGTCAGTAAATATAGAGCCACTAGCAAAAGCATAAGAGAATGGATTGTCTACATATAATGCAGCTGATCCAGATATGCTTGCACTAGCGTATGCCTCTGAATAACCATCTGCTGATACTAAAGCATTAGCAGTAATGGATGGGCTTGTTGTCCTAATAGCATAAGCATTAGACTCTAATGTACCATTAGCTGTTATAGATGCTGTAGCTAAAGCAAGTGAGTATCCATCTGCTGTAACAGTAGCGTTAGCATCTACCTGTGCTGTGCCAAGTACTACACCACTAGCAAGAGAACTAAATGCTGTCTGTGCAAATGCACTTATGCCAAACATTAGTCAGCCTGTTCTGGTGTGTTGCCTTCACTCAC